TGTGCGGTGTCATGACGGCGATGGGCGCGGCTCACCCGGACGTGGTCGAGCTGCTACGCCGCAACGGCCTAAAGCCGGGACGGCTTCCCCAAGCCCCCGCGCTCGTGCTCGCCGGGAGCATCACAAACGACGACAGCCGCGACTACCTCCGCCCGATTTACGACAGCCTGCTACCTGATGACTGGCTCTGGTCGGCGCGCTTTGCGGCTCAGACGGCATCGACATGGCAGCCCGGGAGCGGTGCAGGTCTGCCGGGCTCTGTGCTGTTCAAGACCACGAGCGGGGCCGATGCAAGCAAGCGATGGCAGGGCACGAGCACGCCGCTGGTGCACAACGACGAGGATCACGGAGACGTGGAAGTGCTACGCGAGCAAGCGCGGGCCGTGGCCGACCAGGGGGGCCGATGGCTGGGGACATTCACCCCGACCCGGGGCAAGAGCCCGCTGGTGGTCGATGTGCTCTTCAGGGACCCTCCCCGGGCCGCGGGCGAGGTCGAGGTCTACCGCCTGGACCCGGTCGACAATCCCATGATCGACGGGGACGCCATGGGGCGATGGCTGGCGTCGATGACCGCCCGAGAGCGTGAGGTCCGGAGATACGCGCGCTTTGTCCAGCTCGATGGGCTCGTGCACCCGACATGGGACCCGGCCGTGCATGTCGTCGCTGCGCTCGACCCGGCAGACATGGAAGGGTGGCTACGGATCGACGGCCTGGACTACGGCTACCGCGCGCCGCTCGCCTACATCTGGGGAGCGGTGGACCCTCGGGGGGTGCTCCACATTACGCGGGTACGGTACGAAGCGCAGATCACAACCGACGCGCACATCTACGCCGTCCACCGTGCGGAAGCGTGCGGCGACTGTTGGCCCGGCCCTGAGGACTGGCCCGCGGATCGCTGGTGGGATCGGCGGTTCCGTCTCGCCGAGGCGTGCTCGACATGCGACGGCACCGGCCGCGCTCTCCCCGAGCCCTACGCCCGCGCCGCCGACCCAGCAGACGCCGACGCCCGCGCCCGATGGGCAGAGCTGGGGTTGCCCACGGTCGCTGCGACAAAGGCTCGCCGGGAGGGCTTCGCCGCGCTCGATCGATTGCTTGAGGTCCGGGACGGCTCGCCGGGCATCGTGATCCACGACCACCCGAGCACCGCGCCTCTACGTAAAGAGATCGAAGAACTGGCCTGGAAGGATCACCGAGCGGGCGACCGGTCTCAACTGACGGTGCACCGCGAGACGGAGGTGACGGGAGCGGATCACGCTTGGGACGCGCTGCGATACCTCGTCATGGAGGCCCGGCGGCTTAGGTTGCTGGATTATTTTCACGATTCCGAAAGAAAGTAGTAGACGCGCCCGGGCCACCGGTGTACGGTTGTTGGGCGAGGCAGGGACGCCGCGCACACAACACGGAGAAACGACATGATCACAGACACGCAAAACTACAGGACCCGGCTGCACTCTGGCGGGGCGCTCGATCAGATCCTCGACGCGCTCACCTCTGCCAACCCGCGCTGGTGGGAAGAGGACAGCGCCGATCGCGGCGGCTGTATCTGTCGCGTGCAAGCGTGGCCCGTGAGCAACACCGCAGGCAACACGCCGCGCGATCACCGCGGCCCGTGTGTGTGGCGTGTGATGCTCGCCCAGTATGACGAAGACACGGCAGAGCGCATCGCCTACGGTGCCGCGCCGTCGATGGCTGAGGCCATGGCCGCCGGAGAGGCCGCCGCTGCCAAGCTGGGGTACTGACCAGGGCAGACGGTAACGTAACTATTTTCACGAAAAGTGAAGAAAGTTCTGGACAGATCAAGAGCGCCGGGGCATACTATTTGTGTCGCCGGGGACGGCGGCGCCCACCAACACGGAGAAACGAACATGACCGCACAGCAGCTCCTTACCGACGCCCTCGCCGCTTCCCTGCTTGTCGAGCACGAGGGCAGCGACTGCGCCTGGGACCTCGTGGTTCGCTACGAAGACGGCGACGACACGATCTGGGCCGATGCTTGCGCGCTTTCCGACGAGGACCGCATCCTCATCCAGAGCGAAACCGCCATCATCGACGCAAAGCGCCTCGTCGCGGCTGAGTACCGCGAGACTGCAGCCCGCCCCGTCGTCGGTATCTCGTGCCCTGGCCGCGGCCCCGACTACGAAGGTCGCGTGCTTGCAGAGGCCGAGCGTCGCTACTACACCGCGTGAGGCACCCGCCCTACCGACCTGAGCCCCGCACCCCGCGGGGCTCTCGCATTCTTGGGACATGAGCGGGGCCGCGTGATATCGTCACGACCATGAGCCCGACGCATACCCGCCCCGAATCGCTCCCGGTCCGCATCTTGCGGGCTTTGTCCGTGGTCACGGTAGATCCGCCGCGAGAGCAGACGCAATTTGTTGCCGGGTCTGACTTCGCCTCTGCAGAGGCCGTGCACACCGCGTACGACCCGCGCCGGGCCGCATCGGCGATGCTCGCCAACCCCTGGTACTGGAGAGCGGTAGGCATCCGTGCGGCCTCGCTTGCCGCGCTCCCGTTGCAGGTACAGCGAGAGACCGCAGACGGGTGGGAAGCGGTCGAGGGGCACCCGCTCGCTGGTTTGCTCTCGAGGCCGAACACCGCACAGACCGAGCGGCAATTCCGGGTTCAGCTCGTCACTGACCTCCTGCCCGGCGGCAACGCCTACATCCTCCCGATCGGCGTCGGCACCGCGGGCACAGCTCCGGCCGCTCTCCTGCTCATGGAGCCTGCCCGGGTGACAATCACACCAGGGCAAGACGGCGCCCCGCTCGCCTTCGTCTACGACACACAGGGAGCGGTCAAGAGCTACCCGGCCGAGGTCGTGGGCCACGTCCAGATGTCCAGCGCGGGCGGCGGCCTCCAGCGGCTCTATGGAACCGGCGAGGTCCAGCCGATGGATCGGGACCTTGCCGCCGACGTGGCCATGGCCGCGCAGATGGCGCGCAAGTCGAGCCGCGGCCGTCCTGACGCGGCCTATGTGCCGCAGGACAGCAAAACCACGTGGGGCCGTCCTCAGGTCCGCGACATGCAAACGCAAATTGATCGGATCCTGACAGAACAGACCGGCGGCGTAGCGGTCATGTCAGGCGCGGGGAAATTCGAGGCCATTGACTGGACCATCGGCGATCTTGGCGGAATCGATATGCGCGCGTGGGCGCGCTCTGTCGTGGTCGCCGTCACTGGTGTGCCGCCTACCCTTCTCGGGCTGCAGAGCGCCAACTATGCGACCGCCGAAATGGAGCGCCGATCGTACATCGCCGACACGCTCACCCCGTTGGCCGCGCTCCTCGATGACGCGCTCACGGACATGGCCCGGGCTCTCGGGTTTGCGGACATCCGCATTCGTCATGTGCTCCCCGAAATGGAGGACGGCCGGACGGACCGCCTCCAGCGCGTCGCGCTCCACATCGCACACGGCATGAGCCCGGCCGATGCCTACCGGTTCGAGCGGTTCGATGACGCGCCCGATCTCGCGGAGTTCGGGGTAGACCCGGAGACACCCGGGGCACCGGAAGAGCCGATCGAAGAGGCCGCGCCCGAGCTGGACGACGACACCCGGGCCGACATCCGCGCGCAAGCCGACGCGCTCGCGGAGATGCTTACAGACGACGACCCCGACGACGAAGACGACGTCAGGACAGAGGTGGGCGCTTTGCTTGACCTTCTCGGGCCGCTCCTCTCGGGCGACCGATGACCGCGGTCTTGCCTTACGACCTCGTGACGCTCTCCGACGGCGGCACGATCCCGGGGCGCTACGACGACATTGACCTCACAGCAACGCGGCAGATGCAACGCGCTGCGGCCCGAGGCAAAGAGCTACGACAGAAGCACCGGCGCGGGGGCACCCGTAAGGGGCTGGCGATGGCCAACCGGATTCTCTCCGGCGACCGCATCCACCCGGATAACGTGCGGGACATGTTCGCCTTTTTCTCTCGCTTTGCGGAGGAGGCCCAGCGGCAACGCGGGACAGAGCGATGGGACACGACCTCGGACAAGGTCGGGCCTCTCCGCATCGCGTGGGATTTGTGGGGAGGCGACGGCGGCCGGGCGTGGTCCAGGCGGAAGCGGGATCAGCTCGACCGGGCGGACCGCGAAGAGACACGACGCACACACGAGGCCGTGGGACCCGTTCTGCGGGCCGTCGACATCCAGGCCACCCTACCCCGCCCCGAATACTGGCGGCGATGGCTGGACGCCGTACAGCGGCCTACGGAGCGACAGATCCGCGCCGAGTGGCGGCGAGGCCGGGGCGGCATCTTCCCCGATCAGGTCCAGCGGTACAACGACAGGATCGGGCGCGTGCTCAAGGGAACCCGATCGATCCGCCGGAACGTCAC